CGCATCCTATACACCTGTATATATACGACATCGCGGCAAAATGGATGTGATTGAAATCAAGGATTTGGTTTCCTATGGAAAGGGATGGACGGATTATGGTGACAAGGAGTGTTGCGAAATGGACGATGTAGAAACGTGGACGGAACAAGGATGGACGAAATTGGAACGCGTCATTCGTCATCGTTTGGCACCTCATAAGAAAATGTTTCGTATTGTCACAGATAGTGGATTGGTAGATGTGACCGATGACCATTCATTATTGGATACATCTGGAAATATGATTTCGCCAAAGGAGGTTGAAATTGGAAGAGAATTATTACATCATCCATTACCAAAAACAGAAGAAATTCATTTATTAGGGAGGAAAATGTCTCATGTAGAATATGCGAAAGTGTGTATGACGGTACAAGCAGATGGATATAACGCACATATAGAATGTGTTGGAAATGATTGTATGATTGACATCAATAAAGAACCCGCATCACATAGAATAAAACAATTCTATGAAATACCATATAAAGGATATGTATATGATTTGACGACGGAAAATCATCATTTCGCGGCAGGAATTGGGAATATAATCGTTCATAATACAGATAGTGTGTTTATGTCATTTAAATTGACGGATTTACAAGGAAATAAAATACTAGGAAAAGAAGCACTTAAAATAACGATTGAACTCGCAAAAGAAGCGGGACATTTGGCGACGAAATTTTTGAAACCTCCGCACGACTTGGAATATGAAAAGACCTTTATGCCGTTCTGTTTATTGTCAAAGAAGCGATATGTGGGAATGCTTTATGAGGACGATGATAAAAAATGTTATAGAAAATCAATGGGAATTGTGTTGAAACGGCGAGATAATGCTCCCATAGTAAAAGATATATATGGTGGAATTATAGATATATTGATGAGCGGAAAGAGTATTCAAACGGCCATTGATTTTACAAAACAATCGTTGAAAGATTTGGTTGCTGGAAAAGTGGGATTGGATAAATTGATTATTACGAAATCATTAAAGGGATTTTATAAGAACCCGAACCAAATCGCGCATAAAATGTTGGCAGATAGGATCGCGAAACGAGACCCTGGAAACAAAATCGGTGTAGGAGATAGAGTTCCATTTGTGTATATACAAACACCGGCCACGAAAAAGAAGGTGCTTCAAGGGGAGAAAGTGGAACATCCAGATTATATTATAAAGAATAAACTAAAACCGGATTATGATTTCTATATTACACGACAAATTATGAAACCGGTTCAGCAAATCTATGCGTTAGTATTGGAACAAATTCCGTCATACGATAAAGAGAAATTGAAGCGGATGTATATTGAATTACGAACATATAAAAAGAAAAATGCATTGGAAGATGGTGATGAAAGAATGATAGAGAAAGAAAAAAAATTGAGAGATGGAGAAGTACAAAAATTCTTGTTTGATGATATTTTGAGAGAAAATAATAATAAAAAATCAGGACAAAGAAGTGTATTTGACTTTCTTGGAAAATCACGATAAGAGAATTATTTATTATTTTTTTCATTGAAAAAATAATATTTCACAACCCAAATAATCACTTTGAAACGATTTTCATCATCGCAGTCATATATTTCACATAGATTTCATCACTTGCCTTTTTTCCATCATAGTTCAATCCATATGCTCCCAATAAATACTTGTAATGTGTATTTACTCTATAATATGAAGCAACACGACAATACGGGTCTTTCTCCACATTACACATTTTATTATTTTCATACAACCATCTGAGAACAAATCCATTTTGATAAATGTCGCACATTTTGCGAATTTCTTTCATATCCGTCCATATTTGAACATAATCCAAGAAGACATCGTGAATATGGAGTTGAATCACATAAGACATTGTGGATGGAAAAAGGAACTTATGATATATATCGCGGTATTTGAAATACAACATACGGACAAACTCGGGTTTATGTTCTTCACAACAAATCAAAATATAATTAAATATAGCATTATCAAATCCATAAAAATCGTATCTAATTGCTTCCAATATTTCAATATTGAGACTATTATAGCGAATACATTCTCTTATATCATTGCTGTAATTCATTTCTACATAATCAAATTTCTTATTGTGATAGAGATATGTATATATTTCTGCCCTTCCTGCCTGAATAGATGTAGAAATCAATATGCTTTGTTGTCCTTTACTAAGAATTGGTTTTGACTTAAAACACGCTTTGATTGAATTCAAATCATTATTAAAAATGCAATCCTTAATTGTATAAAATGCTGACATTTTTCGCAGTGTAACAAATTGAATACAATTTGTATATGTAATAAACAGGCATTCAATTATGACCGAAATCAAACGTATTTTTACATCAACATACAACACTGCTTTATGTTCTTATAATTCCACTTTCGCAAGTGCTGCATATAATTATACAATTCATATATGGGATGCTCCACCCCGTAGTTTAATGGGACATAGTGGATGGATTACATCACTCACAAATTATAATCATACAATCATAAGCACATCCTATGATAAAACAATTCGTTTATGGAGTGATGTAGTTCATACATATTCGGAACATACAGATATAGTAGAATGTGCGTGTATTGCCAACAATACAATTCTAAGTGGAGCGCGAAATGCGGTAATTCATCAAACAGATATTGAAACAAAGGAAACACTTCGTATATACAAACACGAAGAAGGAATAGCATCATTATGTATGATGACAAATGATATTTTTATAAGCGGTTCAGATGACCAAATTCTTCGTATATGGGATGTGCGTAGTTCTACACCAATTCACACCATAAAAACAAATACAGATATGATATCTGTAGCTTCCATTTGTAAAATGAATTCAACACAATTTGTATCAGCAAATGGAAGTGTTATGTTGTGGGATATACGCACATTTAAACCAATTCAAAGTCACAATGAACACACAGATTATGTGAAAGTTGTTCGCAAATTAGATAATGATATGATTGTTAGTGGGGGAACAGATAATAAAATTTGTGTTTATAATATAGATACGAATAAAGTATTGAAAATTCATTCTCATACCGATTGGGTATGGGACATATTAGTTCTCAATCCAGAAACATTTATAAGTGCGTCTTACGATAAAACCATTCGCAAGTGGAAGATAAAAAGAAGTCCTATATAATATATAAATGAACTCAACAGAAGACGCAATTATTCAAAGGACAATATTCAAAGCAATTGAGGATAATAATGTTGAACTTTTCAAAGATGTCTATTCTACTATAAATAATAAACATCTCATTCACGACCTATATTATAGTAAAGCGTGTGAGCACAAGAGATTTGATATATTGGATATTATTTATGAACGACTGAGGAACAATTCATATATTAATATAATAGAACACACGTCCAATCCAGATATATTTAATTGGTTAATTGAGAAAATCCGCAACGAAAAGGACAAACTTTTTTATACAACTCTCATTCAAGAATTGTGTAAAATATGTTCTTTTCGTGGAGAATTGGATAAACTAATGACTTTGTTTGATACATTTCCTATTCAAGAAAAGAATATTTATCACATTATTCATATCGGATTTCGTCATCTTCATATTTTGGAATGGATATACATTTATAAGAGAGAAGACATAATACGCCATTCAAAAGAACTTTTCAGAAAAGCGTGTTTTACAAATACAATAAAAACCGCAAAATGGTTATATTCTCGTGAAGAAATGAAACATCTTATTATAGAAGAATGCAATTCGTTTTCAAATATTCGCAATTCTTACATTTATTGTGCGTATAATCACATAGAAATTGTAAGATGGTTATTAGAAATTCAAACCTCGGAACTATCTATTATATATGAAACAATGATAAAACAATATCCTCATCGTAAAAATATCATATTATTACTCATCCGCCACGGGGCAACACTTTTTAATGAACCGGAAATATACAAAGAATATAGGAACGCATATTTTAAATATCAAACAAAACTATTCTCTCATATTATGGGTTCAAATAATAGATAAATATATGTTCCTCTATAATAATAAAATGTGTGGCATATTCGCGTATTTAGGTAAAATAGAGAGTTTTCATTCTACATTTTTAAAATTCAATAAACGTGGACCCGAGACATCTAAAATAGAAGTCATAGACGACATTACGTTTGGATTTCATAGATTGGCGATTAATGGATTAGACCCGTCTTCTAATCAACCCATTCATTATGGAAAAATTGTAGTGATTTGTAATGGTGAAATTTATAACTATCGCGAATTATGGAAAGAATTGGATATGACCCCGAATACGCATTCGGATTGTGAAGTGATTGCTCCGATGATTGAACGCTTTGGTGTTGAATATACGGTTTCAGCATTAGACGGAGTATTTGCCTTTGTTGCCTATAATACAGAAACGAAAGAGATATATGTAGGACGCGACCCGTTGGGAGTTCGTCCATTAATGATGGCGATGAATAAACAACCTATTGCATTTTGTAGTGATTTGAAAACCCTTGAAAGTTTGGAAATCAATACAATGACGAATTATGATATATCGCAATTTCCAGCGGGAAGTTATGGCGTTCTCTCTACGGATTGGAAAATCGTTCGCTATTGGACACCCTATGCTTTTAAATCTCATATAAGTTATAATCCATTGACGATTATTCGTAATGGTCTTCTCTCCGCGGTTCAAAAACGAGTAACCACAACAGAACGACCTATTGCCTGTTTATTATCCGGCGGTTTAGATAGTAGTCTGATTGCCTCATTAGTCAATCACTTTTATTGTTATGATGAAGAAAGAAGAATTCCATCACGCACATTAGAGACGTATAGTATAGGTTTAGCGGGTTCAACAGATTTATATTATGCTCGTATTGTGGCGGAACACCTACAAACGAAACATCACGAAGTCGTTGTCACCGAAGAAGAGTTTCTCTCTGCCATTCCAGAAGTGATTTCTAATATAGAAAGTTATGATACAACGACGGTTCGCGCAAGTGTGGGGAATTATTTAATATGTAAATATATTCGCGAACATTCAGAGGCGAAAGTGATTTTCAATGGAGACGGTTCAGACGAAGTGGCCGGCGGATATTTATATTTCCACAAAGCACCATCCTCGCTCCATTTTGATATGGAATGTCGCCGACTATTAAATGATATTGCCTATTTTGATGTTTTAAGAAGCGACCGCACCATTTCTAGTAATGGATTAGAACCGCGAACGCCCTTTTTAGACAAGGAATTTGTCCAGACTTATTTATCCATTTCAAGAGATATACGAAACCACGTCATCCACGGAGAACCCGAGAAATATCTAATTCGCCACGCATTCACCACAATGGTGTGTAATAATGGGAAACCGGTTT